CCTCTGCGCCTCGGTGAGGGACATCAGCCCCAGCCCCTGCGCGCCCACGACATAGATCTGCGCGCCCTGCACGATGCCGAGCGCCTGGCCGGGATCTCCCGGCACCACGGCGATGTCGCCCGGTCCAGCAAAGGCAGGATGGATCTCGGGAAAGCGATCTGCCACAGCCGCAACATGGTCGTCAAAACCCGCCGCCGAGGCCTTTCGCAGGCCTTCGCGGAGCGTCCGGTAGCCGCGCAGGCCACGCATCGGATCGCGGCCCGTCATCGCCTGGACCGCGCCGGCCGTGAAGATCGCGCAGTCCCAGCGCCCCCAGGCAAAGGCTTCGGAATGATGCGCGCGCAGGTAATCGGTCAGGCGGCGCTGCCAGTCGGGCAGTCTCTTGAACTCGGTCACTTGCGCACCCATTCGGTCACCACCTCGGCCGCGATCGAGCCATAGCGGCGGAAACGGTCGTCCTGGCGCAGGCGCTGGCTTTGGTCGGTCTTCTTCACGGCCACCGTCCGCGTCAGAAGCCGCATCGAGGAGGCGAGCTCGAGGGTGATCGCGGGCGAGCCTCCGCCCATCTCGGGCGTGACGATCGGGGCCTTGTTGACGAAGCCCCGGAACATCCGCCGGCTCTCGATCAGCGTCATCTCCACAGGATTGAACAGCGCCAGCCGCAGATCGGCCTCGACGCCGCGGATGATGAAGCCGCGGACCATGTCCTCGGCCTCGGGCGCGATCCCCGACAGCGTCACCCGCTGGGTGCGGACCAACGTGCCGCTGCCGTAGATCACCGGATCGACGGTAAAGAGCCCCTGCGCCCCGAAGTAGGACCGCGGATTGCCCCCGATCGTGAGCGAGATGCTGTCGTCCCCGTTCCAGAGACCGATCGGAAAGGGCGCTCCCGTATCGCGGTTGCGCGTCCGGACGTAGAGCAGCCAGCGCGGCGCATAGCCCGCCCGCGCGAAGAGGTGGTTCTGAGCGGCGACGGACCAGGTCATCGCAGGGTCTGCCGCCAGGCGAAGGAAAAGAACGCGCGGCTGCCGTGGGTGGTCACCGGCGCATCGAACGAGTCCGGCACGATCACCGCCTTGCAGAACGGCTGCACGAGCGTCAAAGCGCGCGGCCAGGTTGCGCCGGGACGGATGACAGGGCTCACCTCCATGTTGGAAATCCCGCCGCCGCCTGTCGCGGTGCGCGTTTCCATCACGCGGTGCAGCGCGTAGCGGGTAGGGTTCGACAGGTAGGTGAAGGAGAGGAAGTCGCCCTCGGTCAGGACATAGCTGCCCGGCAGGCCCGCCAGCGTAATTTCCCGGTTGTTCGCGGCCACGCCCGTGACGGTCGGGCTGGCGCTGCCGAGGGTCGCCCCCGTGGGATCGGCCTGCGGCCCGCGCCGGTGCGACGGGTGCACGAAGAATGACGCCCCCGGCTGGCGCAGCAGTTCCGCCCGCGCCACCAGGCGGTCAAGGTCGAGATAGGTGTTTGCCCGGACAGTGACCCTGCCCTGCCACAATCGCGGCCCGTAGCTGGCGCGCAGGATTTCACCGCCCCCGGTTTCTGTCGCCGACATGGCCTCGGACAGGTCGAACACAGCCTCTGCCACGGCCAGCGGGGAGAAGAAAGTCGCAAGGCTGATCGGGAATGCAATCGTTGCCATCAGCGCGCCCGCCTGTCGCGGACAATGCCATCGACGCGCAGCGGCATCTGCCGGTCATACTGCGCCAGCCCCCGGCTGACCCCGGCCTCGACCATCGCCATGATGTCCCGATCGCCTCGTGCCCCTGCGACGTTGACGTTGATCGTTACAGGCTGGCTCGCACCACCGCCGCGCGTATGGTCGATCACCGTCTCCTGCGGGTGCAGCATGGCCATGAAGCCGCCTTGCCCGTCCAGGCCGCCGCTGCGGGGCGCGTTGCCGGTGAAGCCGCCGCCAGAATACTTCGGCACGGTCACCGCCTCGCCGATCATGCCGAACAAGCCGGACAGGAAACCCCCATCATTCAGCCCGAGAACGGCCTTCTGGATCTGCACCTCGGCCATTTTAGCCAACAGGTTGGAAATGACCTCCGCAGCGGACTGGCCCCGCACGATCACATCGGCCAACATGTCGGAGACCGCCTGCGCCCCCGACTTTGCCCTTTCGTCCACCTCCTCGATCGCGTCGGCCACGTCGCCGAGACCATCGGCCGCCGCGCCTGCCGTTCCACCACCGCGACCGCCGCCCCCACCGCCACCGACATCGGCCAGCGCATCATTGAGCCGGTCCATCGCAGCCGCGCCATCCTCGGTCGTGTCTGCCGCCTCAGCGACGACGTCGCGCAGCGCTTGAAGGGACGTCAGCGGCGCCATCGCCGCGTTTGCCAGCGTCTCTGTCATGTAGCCGTAGGTTTCCACGTTCCGTTCCGCCAGCTCGAGGTTGGCTGTGGCGGCAGTAACGTCAACCCGGGTCTGGCCCAGAAGAACCCCGACCCCCGACATGCCCGGCATAATCGACCAGAAGGGCGAGGCAGAGACGCTAGTGACAAAGGAATTCCAGGTGTCGGCCATCGCAATGACAGCAGAACTCCACGCGGCCGAAATGCCCCACGACACCTCCTTGATTTTCAGCTCGACGGCCCCCGCGCCATACCTGATCCGCTCCCAGACCTCTGCCGCAACATTGCCCATAAGCTCCAGCGCGGTGCCGAAGCTACCGGTGGCGCCGACCAGCCGCGAAAACTGATAGACCAGCTCGCCCGCCGCCACGACCAGCAGGCCGATGCCCGTCCGGATCAGTGCAGCCGTCAAAACCTTCATCGCCCCCGCCGTGGCCAGCGCCTTTGCCGCCACAAGACCAAGACCGTAGGCAAGGCGGCCACCGAAGGCGACAGCGGCTGCCGCGGCATAGGACGCAACCCGGTCGAGATTGTCGGCCATCAGGATGATCCCCTGCGCCACCGTGGCCGAGGCCTGCAGCATCGTGTCAAGATTGCCCACGAAGGCCAGCGCCGCATTGCCCAAGAGCGTGAAGGCATCCCCGATCGTCGCGGGCATGCTGTCGGCCTCGTCGCGCAGGAGTTCCAGATTGCCCACTAGCGCACGTCGGATCACCTCGCCGGTGATCTCGCCTTGCGAACCAAGACGCCGCAACTCGTTGACGCCGACGCCCAGCTCAGCCGCCAGAAGCTCGGCCACCCGGCCGCCCGTCTGGATGACCGTGTTGAGGTTCTGTCCCTGCAATGTCCCCAGCGCCATTGCCTTCGACAGCGCATCCTGCACGCTCGCCGCGCGCTGCGCCCGCGCGCCAGAGACGACGAGCGCATTGTTCAGCGCCTCGGTGAAATCGAGACTTTCCCGCGTCGTGAGACCCAGCTCGCGCAGGGCCGTGGCATTGGCGAGGAAGCTTTCGGTCGTCAGCTCCATGCTCGAATAGGTGCGCCGCGCCATTTCGGACAGGCGTTCCATGACAGCCGCGCCCGCCTCCTGCGATCCGGTCGCCAGATCAACGCGGGACCGCAGGTCCGTCCATGTGTCTGCGTAGTTCACCAGCTGGCGGACGCTCACCGCTGCAGTCAGGATGGCGAACACCCGCTTCATGACCACGCCCGAAGCGTCGGCAGCCTTCTTGATCCTGCCGAACTCGCGCTCGCCGCTGTCGCCAACGCCCCTGAATTCCGCTTTCACCTGCCCGCCGCCCTCGGCGACAAGGCGAACGGCAACGCCTTTTTTCGTCATCCCTGATTCACCTTGATCTGATCGTTCAGTTTCGTGGTCATGGCGGCCTCGATATGTGGCAAAAGGTCAGCTGCGAGGCGGAGAGAGACGCCCAGAGCCTGCGCCACGGCGAGCGCGGCCGTCATGTCCCAGCCGATGACGATGGGCGGGACAAGGCGCAGTTGGCCGCCCAGACGGAGCACCAAGTCCCAGACGGCCTGGCCTTCACGGGTGACCGGCCGATTCAGGATTTGCGGGCAGTCCGGGCACGCACCTTCGCAGGCACCGCAGTATGCCGCGCCCCCGCCGAAGTGCCATTCAGCAAGGGCGACGAGACGTTTTTTTCCGATTCCAGAAGGAAGCCGGCAGCGACGTATCGGGTCTGGAATGCCTCGAAGAGCACCCAGACGTCCATCAGCGCGTCAACGCCTTCCGGACTGACCTTGATCGGCTTGCCGTCCGCATCGCCCACCCCCTCCCAATCGAGCACCACGCGGCGCGCAACGGCCTTGGCCATCGCCAGCGCCAGGTCGTCGCGAATCTCGTCAGGAATGGCTTCGGGGCCCTCGGCATTTTCCAGCGTGGAGCGATGTATATGGTTGATCGCCGCGACAGCCGGGTCGCGGCGACAGGCCGCCATGATTGAGGTGGTCAAGGGCTCGACCTTCACGCGGACGCCATGTCCAAGATTGAGCCAGCGGGCCGCGGAGGAGAGATCAAGGCGCAGCATCAGTAGCTCGCTACCGAATTGACGAGCGTTACCGTGCACATCGCGTTGCCGTTCGTCTGCCGTGCCGCTTGCCATGCAAAGGTCGCCTGGATGCCCTGCGGGCCCGGGATTGCGATCCGGGGTTTGGGAAGGAACACCCGAGGCACCTGTACCGTCATGCTAGCACTTGCGCTCAGGGACCAGCCGAAGGTCAGCGAACACGACACGCCGTCGATTGCCTGCTGCAGCAGCGTCTGGTTTTCGAACCGCGTCACCAGCTCGCCCGACAGCATCGCCATGGAAGCGTCGAGGCCGCCGATCGCTCCATCCGATCGGATCACCTCGATCGGGTCGAGGTTGTTGTTGTAGCTGAAGCTGGCGCTGACGACGTTGCCGAGCGCGGAAGCATTCCGCGACACCTGCCCGTTGAAGTTGCCGAAGCGCAGGAGATCATAGCTGGTAGGCGATCCTGCCGCTGTCGCGACTGCTGTCGCTTCTTTCTGCCCGACCAGAGAGACCGTCGCAGTCAGGAGCCCGCCGCGCTGCATGGTCCAGGCAAGCTGGCCAACCTTGATCCCCGAGTACATCGAGAACTTGGGGATCTTCGGCATGGCCGTCTCGATCGACATGGAGGGAAGGTCCCACGCGCCGGTGGCAAATGCATGTGTGTAGGGCCCGGTGCCGGTCGTGGTCGGGGCACCGAAGGCCGCCTTCAACCAGTTGCCGAAGGCTTCCGCGTCGATCGGGACGATTACGTCGCCATCGAGCGTCTTG